GTAGGAACGGTATCTATACCGTGAACTCTGGTAACCTAGTTCCAAAATAGACCTTAAAGACAACCTTATCTTGAGAACGATCTGTTCTCTGTAGACTAGGTACTACAAGAATACATTAGAAAAGATTCTAAAGCGTTCAGGAAAAGTCTTAATGATCTTGATAGAAATATCAGGATTATAAGGCTTCTCTTCGTAGTGTGCTTTGAGGATCCTAAAATCCTGGAGTCCTTCCTACAATGCGTCAGAGTTATATTCCAATCTAACGGAGTTGAGTATACTGTTAAGTATATCAAGGAAGTTAGAAGGGTCTATACACGATGACTTTGTAAAATAGACACTTCTAGTGAGATTGTCTCTATATCATCAGATGGGTTTCCTAAGAAACTTGGCTGAGATATAAGAAACATATCTGAAACACTGAAAGGTCGAGCTCTTATCCTTACTCTTCTAAGTCTTCTCAGGTCCTTTAAGGGTACCGGTTCTGGATCATCCTCTCAGATTGAAAGTCCCTACACAGGAACTCTCAATCTGATAGATCTCACAGCTCTTGATAACTTCAAGTCTGGATTTCTAAGATATCTCAAAACCAGACCCCATACAGGCAGAAAAGAATGAGAGAGTTTTGCGCTAACTACGAAGAATGGTCCCAATGGGCATGCTATAACTACAGCATTTGCAGAACTGCAGATACTTAGTGATGAGCGCCTAAAGGATATTCAAGTACTAGCGGGAGAAAAGCTTAAGACAAGAATCTGTTCTATACAACTCAATCTCGGACCCTACAGTTAAATCAAGGATCACCGATGTTCTTAAATGTAAATGACCTGAACAGGTCATTACGTCTAAAATCGTCGGGATTCCTGATAAAGAACTTAAAGTCCGGCAGATTGCTATAATCGACTATTGAACTCAGTCTTCTCTGAGACCAATCCATGATTGACTATATACACTCATCCGGAGAATTCCAGGTGATTGTACATATAATCAAGGATCGGCTCATAGTAAGATGAAGAAAATAGACGGTCATAAATTCTGGTCTTATGACCTAACAGCTGCTACAGATAGGTTCCCTCTAGAAGTTCAAAGCATAATCATATCATGACTTTACGATAGAGAAACAGCTAATAGTTGGCAAAACATTATACGACAACAGTTCCA